AGATGGAACAGATTATTCATGGTCAAGAGCTTCTCCTTACTATTCAGGATACGCTACAAGTGAAGGAACAGCCTACACTTTACAGTTAACAAATGGAAGCCACACAGTAAAAGGAAGATTCTCAAACAACACAGGCACTACAACAGCTAAAATTGATGCAAGATGCCTAATAGCCCTATGGTTTTCAACAGGCGCCCCCGCTCCAACAATCATAGAAATCACAGATTTCATAACCTTATCGGAAAGTTCCTTCAACCATAAAAACCTAATGCTTACAGATTCAGCAAGCCTTTTAACCCAAATTTTACGAAACAAGGCTTTCTTAATAAATGACACAGTAACGCTTCAGACAGAAATTTTAACACAGTTAATGAAAATCGTTAGTGATGCAGTTAACCTCACAGAAGTCGCATTAACACGTAAAGAGCTTCAAATTATGGAGCTTTTTAATTTAACAGATAAGATTTTGCGGAATAAAGAATTGTCAATAACTGACCAATTAAGTTTAACAGATCAAACTTTAAGGAACAAGACATTCACATTGCGGGACATAATAACATTGACAGATACAATTTTGCGAAATAAGCTGTTAACAATTTTTGACTCTTTAACCTTAACGGAAACATGTAAAATCGATGAAACATTGCTTGTTCAAGACGTAATTAAAATTGTTGAAGCTTCATTAATCTGCAAGTTTTTAATGTTGAAAGAACAGGTAAGCCTTTCAGATTTAGTAAAAGCTATTTCAGAAATAGTTCCCTTCGCTATAGAAATCGCCTTGTTAAATCAGCTTCCCTTTTTAATTAAACCTTTAATTCAAATTCGAATTGAAAGTAAAAGTTTTGAGCAAATAAAAATTTTGGAGGAGGATGTAGTATGACAGTTTATTATCCAGGCGAAACAATAAGCAAATACATATATTTCAAAGATAAAGACAACAACCCTTTAGATCCAGACAATGTAACAGTTGAAATTTATGATTCAACTGGAAAACTTCAAGGAACAACAACACTAACAAAAGTTGAAGTCGGCAAATACGAATTAAACTATAACATTCCAGTAAATGCAACGGAAGGAACATGGTATATTCTTGTTTCAGCAAGTAAAGGCAGTTTCGCAAATAAAGAAAAAGTCTACTTTGACGTGGAAAAGTGAAACAGAATGGCTTGGGTTTGCCGTAAAAGTAAAGGAGCTTATTACAGTTTTTGGAGAAGGAAAAATGACTGAAAACATTCGTAAGGTTGGTTTTGCTGTTGGTCGTTGTCCTCGCTGCGGAAAATTGTTGATGCGTAGGAGACCAGCTAAAGTGGCTGTTTGCAACTGTTGGACGTATTGTCCAATTTGTGGCAGTAAAATGCAGCCTTATGTTCCACCTTCAGACCCAAGACAGATAAATAAAGGTGATTTGGAAACCATAATGGTTTGCCAAAAATGCGGATATAAAAGTAAGGCTAAACCTGTGGAGGTGCCACTTCATTGAAGTTTACAAGACGAGAACAACAAGACTTGACTGATTTGATAATTCTTGAAATGCTGGAAAAATATGAAACCGTTCACTGGACGAATCTACAGAAAAAAGTTTTGGGCTCACACGTTTTCGCCACTGAATCGAAATTCCGAGGAAGGATGCGTTATTTGCTCAACAAGAATTTCGTCACAAAAATTCAGAAGGGAATTTACAAAATTACACAAGCAGGAACAAAATATTTGGAAACTTTAAGATTAGCATATAATGACAAAAAGAAACAGTTGTTTTTTAACAGTTAATTTTTGACTGTTATTTTTTAACGGTTGTTTTTTATCAAAAAACTATTTAAAAGGCTTATTTTTCAAATTTCACCACGAGGCTTCGGTAATGGCATACGCAAGTATAACTTTGGTGCGTGAATTAACGGGTTTAACAACAGAAGATGTTTCCGATGATAAACTTAACGATTTAATTGATGTTGCAGAGGAAATTGTAGATTTGGAGACAGGTAAACATTGGAGTGGAAACGAGGAAAACTTCAAAATCGTGCAACTTGCCACTGCTAAACTTGCTGGCTGGCTTGCTTATAGAAGTCTTGCAGGAACCGAGGAAAAGACTAAAAGTTTCAAAAATGAAGCTGATGAGCTTTTAAAGAAATTGAAAATTCAAGAAGCCTCTTTTTATCGTGGATAAGGTGAATTTTAAATGAGTGCTGCTTTGGAAACGCCCTTACAGTCTGCGGTTAACGATTTAAAAACAAGGCTTTCAGAAGACCTTGGAATAACAATTTATGATTGTTGGCCTCCGATGCATGGAATTAAACTGCCCTGCATCTCTATTTATTTAATTTCAAGCACACAGCGAGAGATCGGCATTGGACAGCTTGCAGACGATAGAAAAGCCACACTCCATGAATTTGTTTTGCAGTTAAATGTTTGGACAAGGAATTATGAGCAGGCTTTAGAACTTTCCGATAAGATTGAAGTTAGTCTTTTTCAGCATCGTTCCGAATTCGGCGATTACATTAAAGATGTTAAAAAAATTGGGGAGCGATGGCATGGATTAGAGAAGCTTGAGGAGTTAAAGGGTTTAACTGAAAATAAGGCTTATCGCATGTCAATGGATGTTCGAGTTACATATGCTGTTGCTGAAGCCTCAAGTTAAGAAATTGAAAACGGGGTGATGTAAGTGAGCACTCCAGTGTTGGGAAAAGACGCTGTAATACAAATTGACAGCACAGATGTTGGTTATGCACAAGGCGTAACCGTCAGCATAGACGTTGACCTTATAAAAGAATATAAGATTGGCAGCAATACCCCAGCGGTTTTAGAAGCGGGCAACCAAACCTTCAAGGTTAGCGTTGACAAAATGTGGATTGACAGCGCTTATGCAGATAAAGTGTTAAACGGCACCAAGGTTTCTATGGTTGTTAGGCCTGAAGGCACAGGCTCTGGTAAGACGGAAATTACAATCAGCAACGTTGTTTTGAACAGCTGGAAACTTTCGATAGATCAAGATGGTGTAGTTATGGAGTCTGTTGAAGGCGAAGGCGACAGCTTAACCCTTGGAACACAATCATAAGCTTTGAGGTGAAATTTTATGGAAAAGGGAAAATTAAATTTGGAGAAAAATAAGGAAGTAATTCTTAATTTCGGATTAATCGCAGTTGGAAAATTAAAGGAAATTGAGAAACTTCAAAAATTTATTTCGGAAAAAATGAAGGAGCTTCGAGTTGTTTATTGCACTGTTTCAGCTCGCAAACTATATTTGGTTAAAAATTTTGGAGAGTGAATAGGGATGAATGAAACAGGAATTGTGGAAAAAGGAAAGAAAATTTTGGAGGAACATGAAAAAAAGCAGAAACTTATAGAGGCATCGATTGATGATATTTTAGCAAAGACGGATAAAGTCTTCACGGTTGAACTTCCAGAGCTTGGCGTTACTGTTCATTATAAAAAACTGACAATAAAAGACGTTTTGGAGATCAGAAAACAAGCTAAAGATGATGTTGACAAGCAAGCGTTGTTAATGTTGACAAGGATGCTTCAGAAGGTTAACCCAAATGTAACATTAGAGAAAGTTCAACAGTTGCCGTCTGATGTTGCTGCTAAACTGTTGCAGGAGGCTACTCGTTCATTTTCCCCTTTTTTAGGCAAATTGTAAAAACTCCGATTGGAGGTTTAATTTGGATGTTGGCTCATGAATTCGGTTACACGCTTAATGAAATTCGTGAACTTAGTTTAGATGAGGCTATGTTCTTAGCTGAAGGCCTCACGTGTTATTATGAAAAACTCGCTCAAAAAATGAAGAGGCGAAAATAAGTGCCTGCTTGGGGTGTAAAATTTGTTCAAGACACAATAACAGTTAAGTTAAGAGGTTTTAGACGCGAGATGCCTCGAAAGGTGACAGATGAAACGTTAAAGGCTGGAAAGGAAATGGAAAATTACGCTAAAAGTATCGTTCCTGTTCGAACCGGTTATTTACGCAGCACAATAGCTTTTAGAGCTTTTGATGCTCCGCTTATGTTTTGGTTTGGAGCCACAGCATATTATGCTTCTTATGTTGAGTTTGGCACTTGGAAAATGATGCCTGAACCTTATTTAAGACCTGCTTTGGATGCTTACATTCCTAAAATTATGGCAGCGATCAAGAATGGAGTTTGGACGGTGATGAGATGAGCTGGTTTGCTGGCGAAGTCAAATTTAAGATTACGGCGGTTGACAATGCAAGCAATGCAATTGAGAAGGTTGACCAAGCTGTTGAACAGACTAAAAACCGTTTTCAAGAATTAACGGATATTATGAAAACTGCTGCTGGAGTTATGATTGGAGAACTTGCTAAAGATGCAGTAAATAAAACGGTTGAAGCTTTTGGTCAAGCTGGTGAGAAAACTGCTGATTTAGAATGGACTTTAAAGGGTATTGTTGCTGCTTCAGGTGAGGTTGGAGACGCTGCAGAACAGCTTTACAGTCAGCTTAACGAGGTGGCTCACGCCCAGACAGATTTAGGTGTAACAAGCAATCAAGCAGCTGAAGCCTTGGAAAGCCTTGTTAAAGCTGGCTTGTCAGGGCAGGAAGCAGCTGACGCTTTACGTTCAAGCCTTGAAATGGCTAAAATTGAAGGTATAAGCACTGCTGAAGCCAGCGACATGCTTGTTGGAATAATGAACCAGTTTGGTTATTCAGCGAAAGATGCAACCAAGGTTGTTGATGCTTTAACGAATGCAAGTGTTCAAGGTGTAGACACCGCCAGCGATTTTGCTTTAGGCCTCTCTTATGTTGGTGCACAAGCAAGTTCAATGGGTTTAAACCTTCAAGAAACCCTTGCAGCTTTAGTTGCCTTAAACAATCAGGGTATAGCAGCAGAAAAGGCTGGCAGATATCTGGCTTCAATGTTAACAGACCTTGTTGATAAAAACGACAAGTTAGGATTCAGCATTTATGATGCTAACGGTAAATTGTTAAGCCTCCACGAAATCATTGGAAGGTTAAGTGAAAAATTAAAGAGTTTTGGAAGTGATGAAGAGAGAAACGCATATCTAACTTCAATTTTTGGAAATCAAAGCATACGTGCAGCTTTAAGCCTTTTAAATCTTGCTCAAGGCGGGATTTCAGCAAGCGCTGTTCTTGCAGAGTTAGCTGGTAAAATGGGAGCTGTGGGAACAGCAACAAACCTAACAAACACGTTAATGGATACCGCGAAAGGCAGAATGATGAAGCTTCAAGCTGAAATCAGCAATGCAAACGAAAGTCTTGGAGCAATGACTTTGCAGATGGAGTTAACTTGGAAACAGTTTGCACTTGGTTTAGGGCCCATCGGGGCTGTTGCTGACGCTTTAGGTCCAAGTGTTCTACAGGGTGCTATTTCAGGTGTGATGATTATGATTCCGCAGTTGATAACGAGTATAGGTGGAGCCTCTGCTGCCTTTTCAAGTTTTGCTTCGTTTTTAACTGGTCCTGTTGGCTTGGCTATTATGGGGGCTGTTGCTGCTGGTGCTTTGCTTTATGAGGCTTGGATTAATGATTGGGGTGGAATCCGCACAGTTGTTTGCGGCACGGTTTTGCCGGCTTTAACCAGTGCATGGAACACTTTTGTCAGTGGGTTAAAATGGGCTTGGGATAACATTTTTGTTCCTTTCGGCGAGTTTATTGTTAATGT